TTCTTACCATCAGTACCGGTAAAAGTACCATCGCCGTTGGGGTATCCCATTAAGCCTTTTGCAAACTCTGTATAGCCCAGAACTTTAAGCGCATTTGGATTGGTCAAACCTGTTTGTGGAACACCCAAATAATCTTTGGTTGCGCTAAACGCAGGATCATAATTTGGGTTTGTTTTGTATGTATGCGTTGTCGGATCGTATATCTGAGGCGTATTGACCATGTATTGAGGGCTTAATTTTTGACCCATCAATTGTTGATACGGAACAGATACCTCTCCTGTTGGCGTGGTTGGCAATGGATTCCAAGGTGTCTTGCCCATCAAGTAGTCATATGCTGCTTTTGATCCACCTGTCAAAGTGTTGTTGGCCGCATTGAACTCATCCATATTTTTGTATGTTGGGATGGTGTAACCTGTGCTACCGCCACCAGCTGTGTAGGCGTTAACAACCTCATCCATGCCTGAGAAGCCACCATAAGGACGTCCGGGAACGTCAGGTGTTATGGTTTTTGTGCCATTAGGATTGAGCGTTATATCGCCGGGATTGTTTACATTTCCGTATGGGTTTTTTGTTCCCGCAGGCGCATTGGTTCCTGAATTTGTTGGTAGTATTGTCTGCGTAACATTACCTGTTCCGGGTGTAGGCGATGTTGTGTTTGTATTTGTATTTGTGGTTGTTCCACCGCCACCAGGTTTTGTATTATCTATTACCTTTGTAATTGTTTTTGGCAATGTTGAAAACTTACCATTGGGATTAGCTTGGTTATACAAAGCCTGAATAGCATCTGTAGTCATACCCAAAGCATTTGCCATTGCAGTAGGATTAACATTCCAGTTATCCATTTCGTTAGCGATTTGTGTATTAGCCGCAAGATTATTAGACGCGCCAGCAGGAGCGTTATTAGCCATCTGAGCAGCATAAACAGCGTTGCTAATATCTACTGTAGCGGGTTTTGTACCAAGCATTGCATCAAAAGCGGATACGTTTGGTTGAGTTGGGTTTGCTAGACTTTGCGCTGAATAAGGATTGTTAACAGATGCAAGATATGCTTGAACTACTGCGGGATCAGCGTGTGTTGCAGCTTCGGCCGCCGCTAGAGCTGCTGGATCAGAAGTATTAAGCCCAGTGTTTTGAATGTAGCTCCCCATTTGTGTAGGCGAATACTGTGTATATGCAGGTGCGCCCGCGTTAACAACAGGAACTCCAGCAGAAACTCCACCACCAGAAGGAGCTCCTTGAGCGGCCAAAGCAGCTTGTACTTGAGCATCTGATACACCGTACTGTTGCTCAGCTGCGGTAAGTGAAGAGCCAGATAGGTTATTGTTTGTAACGTAGTCGGCAATCTGCTGATTGGTATACACTGGTGCAGCAGCTGCAACATCACCACCATCATCATAGCGATGAACGCGACCACCATTGGCAAGCGCCATCAATCCGCCACTGGCAGAAGTTTTTGGTTTTTTAATGGATATGTTTCTAAACTGTGGCGGAACCAAATACTCTGAATTGCCCTGCATTTCCATGTTTTGCATTGCGTTATTTTGATCGGCAATATGCTGCGTTAAATATTGTTGAACCGACATTCCACCAACATTTTGTTTTAAAACACTGGAAGGTATGTTTTGGCTTAACAACAAATCTTGAACATCGCTTGCGCTGTACCCGCTTCTTAAAAGCGAATCTGCTTGATTTTGTAGTGTTCTCAAATATTGAACGCCAAGTCCTGTTGAGCTTGGATTGGATGCCGACCCCACCGGTGCAGTTGGATCTGTTACGCCGCTTGGCATCTGCCAAGTGCCCATGATTTTGTTGGCTGTATTTGGGTCGGATAAGTAAGATGTAATTTGTGATGTTGGGACGCCTGCGCTTAAAGCTGCGTTCACCGCATTTACTGTGCTCAAATCTTGACGAGTGTTGTCGGTATTTGATCCCGCATGGGACATGGTAATTGCATCTTGCAACAAAGGAGAATAACCAGACAAAGTTGCGTCTGGCGTAGTGCCATAGGCATTGGCAAGAGCGGCTCTTGTATCAGGAGAAATTGATGTTAACGGACCACTAAAAGTAGTTCCGTTTGTATCTATTGCGTTGGCTCTTGCTATTTGCGCATCTGTCATTGCCAAGCCGGGAGTTCCCGTTAAAGGCATGTTTCCGGGCGTGCTTGCATTTGTGCTAATTGAATTTAAATACGCTTGAACAGCTGCTGGGTCTGCGTGTGTGGTGGCCTCTGCCGCAGCTAATGCAGCAGGATTATTTACATTCAAACCGTTGTTGGCAATGTAACTTGCAATTTGTTGGTTTGAATAATTGGTGTAATTTGGAGCGTCACTAGAAGTTAACGCTTGTGCTCCTTGATTATTTCCTGCGGTAACTGCGTCTGAGGCGCTTGCATCTACAACACTACCATCATCTCCAGCGTAACCTTTAATAGCACCGCCATGCGCCAATGCAACAAGACCACCAGTAGCGGCAGCAGGAGCCATTCCTTGATGTGTATATCCACCCATAGGCGAATAGCTACTGTACCTGATGAACTGCGTGTTAGGCGAGTTTGGCATATTCATCTTTTGCGGCTGAGCGGCAGCTTTTAAAAGACTAAGGCCACCTGCGCCAATCGCGGCTTGCTCATACCAAGGTAAACCCGTGAATTTATCAAACAAGCTTTTCTTGGCCTCATCTGTAACGGCTTTTTTGCCTGCTGTATCGGCTATGGTATTTGCGGCAGATGCAGGCGCTGAGGCAGGCGCAGTAGGCATTTGTGTTGCCGTCTGAGACAAAGGCGTGCCATCAGGACCAAGGTTATAGTTGTAACCACCGCCTGGTGTTATCGCTGGGTTTCCTGCGTATACATTTGTTGGTGGATTAAAGTCTCCAACATTAGCATTTGCATATTGATTTGAAAATTCAGCAACATTGGATGGAACTTTTACCGATCCAGCTGGCGCTTGGCCTCCCATTGGATTGCCAGTTCCTTCGTATCCGGCAGAAAGCTCATTTGCTGTATTGGCAGAATTTAGGGCATTCGTGCTGTAATTGCCCATGCCCAAACCCTCGCCAAGACTTGCGCCTCCGTACCCAGCCATACCAGCCATCAAACCCTGGGCCAAGTTTCCTGAAGCAAGACCTGCAATTCCACCAGTCACAAGCGCTGCGTTGCCTGCCGCTCCTAATCCAGCATCAAATAAACCGCCACTGCCAACAAGCTCACCAGCTCCACCGGTAAAATAATCCAAAGCCGCAGCTGCCGCCATATCTACCAATGGATTTTTGGTGGCGTTGGAAATGCCTTTACCAAGGTCATGAATGCCGCCGGATATATTTGCTATTGGGTTTGAAAAGAAGCTCATGCTTGCTCCAAGAATTTGTTTAAGTTTACCATTTAGCCCACTTTCCAGCTAGTACCATTTGAGTACACAGGCACAGTATTTGAGCCCCCGCCAGTCACTGTTGCACCAAAAGTGGTGGTCGTTGAATCTGATACAAAAGTTCTAGTGCCGATGTTGCTGGTTGAAGCTGTAGGCAATTTAGCAACTGTTGTAACGCTGGTATTTGTTATGTATGAATCAGTCAATATCGTCAGGGCAGAATTCAGCTGATTAAAAAACAGACGCAAAACGTTGGTCAGCTTATCCCCGTACTGAGACTCATACTGAACCGGCGCCAACGGCAAGTTGGGTGGGGCTGGGTTGATTGGTTTTGTTGCCATTACCTTCTGCCATCCGGTCTAGCGTCAAAACGGGGTGAGCCCAACTGCCAAGTAGTGCCCAATTGATTGGACTCCATCTTAAATATGAACTGGCGGCCTCTGATGCGGGTATAAACATAGCCAGTGAATGTCTCAGGGTTGCCGTTGATGTTGACGCTGTAAACCGGATTGGGATAAGTTTGAGTAACGCCAGATCCAGCATTTACCAAAGCTTCAATTGTCATGGTGGTTGTTGGATTATTGGCTGTTGAATTCTCAAACGTCAAGTCAGGAAGCACTTTAGAAATAAACGCAAAGTGATCTCCTGTTGGGTCTGAAACATCAAACTCAGAGGAGGCAATATAAGCGTCTATAGGCGCAGGAGTACCTGTCTCGTTGTCGTCTAAACCGCTTTCTTGATTGACCAAATATCCATTGTATGTAGCGCCAATAGGATTATTTTGCAGAGTAGTATCAAGCCAAGCAGTTCTACCCATTGTGCCGTAGTACCAGGTATTTTCGATGTAATTGTAGACAACGTAACTGTTGATTTGCGTTCCAATACCGGACACATAAAACCACCAGACTTCATTAAAGCCTTCAACAGTGCTGCAATACACCTGTTGATTTTGTTGGTAGTTGATGTTCTGAAATACGAATCGGCGCAAGTCGCAGTTAAGCGTTTGTACCCGTCCATCGTATTTGTAGAACTTATCAATTCCCATCCAGTAAACAATGCCAGACGCCAAAACGGCCGCATTGGGTCCAATGATGGAAATGTTCTCAGACAGCAGCTGAACACCCCAAACATAGGGAGGTCCAAGATACTGCAATGAATAAATAGCGGCGTCGGTTAGAACCACAATCTCTTGGCGCGTTTGAACAGCAGCAACAATCTTTGATCCGTGAGATAGACGTACATCACCAGCCTGGTTGGTAACATCAGGATACCAAACAAAAGGATTTTGTTGATCTGACCACCTGATCTGCATGGGATCTAAATAAGTCGCTCCGATTGGATTGGTACCAAACACCAGTACAAAATTTGATGAATCTGATACTTGCAGATAGTTTTGATAGATTGGTACGTCACCCAAAAGCGATATAGACTGCGTTCCAGACTGTGTTCCTGTTGTGTTAATAGCCGCCCCACCGGGGGTTGCTGCAAGATTAAAAGCCGTGCCAGATACGTTGATAACGTAATAAGTAGTGTTTGGCGATAAACCAGTTGGCAAAGCTCCGGTAGTGCCCAGCTGGATTGAGCTACCATTAGGGAGATTGACAGACGATGTGATGACCGCTGGAGATGCA